TCGGTGATATCGGCATCGAGGTCAAACTCGCTGCCCCATTGTTCCATGACGCAGCCGCGACAAGTGTTGCAGCCGTCAGACTTGTATAGTATGAGCGTATAGTTCATGTTACTCCATTAGTTTTAGTTTCTTGAGAAACCGCGCTTGTTCGCGGTTAATGGGACCAATACCGAGAGCCGTGGGTGTAGGCACACCTCCCCAGCCGTTGTTGCCGGTATCGACCACAAAAAAATTAGGCACGCCTAGCTGCTGGGCAGTTAGGTGATACCTAATCAGGTGGTCCAATGAAGGACAGGACAGGCAAACTTTCGTGCCAATGCCCTCGTCCTTGTGATATTCTTCTTGTGTCTCTTTACTCGCTTTAACGAACGCGCCGAGATAAGCGTGTCCAGCTTGACTGGCAATCTTGCCAGAACTCATGCCCAAATCTTGGCGCACGAGTGCATATAGGCGCAGGGTAGTGTCTACCTCTTGAGCCTATGTATCAGGAACCTAGCTATTTGTATTTGTGTTCATAACGAAAGTGGCGCAACCGATGGGAGTCGAACCCACACACAGCGTTTTAGAGACGCCCGCTCTGCCATTGAGCTACGGAAGCATGGTCGTAGAGTGCTACAGTTTTTATCAAAAGTCAAGCCCTATTTGCGGTCAAGGGCGCGTTTGCCATATGCCAAAATGTGACGAACGACTTTCTGTCTGTTTTCTCTGGTATATGATTTCAAGAATTCCTTCAAGGCTTCACTGGTTCTCACCCGTTCTATGAAATTGTCGTAAGACTGGTTTTCGTAAGAGATTGTTTTGGCCAACGTATATCCCCACGCCATGACTTCCGCATAGTCATTGAAATACTCTGGCGAATCCCCAGCCGCCTGTTTTTTTCTTGAAGCGTGACGACCCATCCCTCGCTCATATTGGCCGCGATGAATAAGCTCATGACCAAGGGTCTGTTTTATTTGTTGCAGGTTCCACTTTCCATTTTCTTTCTTCGCCGCAAACAACATTTTGGGGTTCAAAAGAATCAAACCGCTTGGTGTTATACCTCCGAGGGTAGTGGGCTCCATGTAAATGTTAAAGCTCACATTATAGCGTTCCAAATCTGTATTGAGCGCCTGTATTTCCCAGAACAAATCATCCCATTCTGTTTTTTTGGTGTCGAACGCCGCGTGCAGTTCATCGTCGAGGAACATCTTAGCAAACTGCTTTTTTATTGCTCCCCAGAGATTGGACAGATAGCTCGGAACGTTTAGTTTACCGCTATCGAGGTGTTTTATAACCACCTGTTCGACGCGGTTGATGAATGATTCGTTCGGATGAATTTCTGCCTCTTGGACCGAGGATTCATGCTGAATTTGTTCTACAATAGGCTTTAGACGAATGTGCGCCATATTGCTTACCTATTTTTTAGTCTCGGTTTGTGTTTTTGCTGTCGGTTGCCAATTCCCCTTCACAAGTTCTTTCATGACCAACAAAAGCGTTCGCCTTGCCGCCACGCTCTCAGAGCTGTTTTTGAATTCTGCTCCAATGGCCATCAACAAACGTTTCATCAATTCGGATACTTCCAAATTTTTCACCGCTTCTTCTTTGAGAGGTTGATTCGTTGCTTGTGATTTTGTCACTTGATAGCTAAATCCGTAGTATCCGTTATGGTCAGCTTCAATTGTAACATGGCCCACATTACCGTCTTCAGCCTTCATTATCAACGTGACGCCGAAACAATCTTTTCCGTCGTGGTATGCTTCCACAATTTTCTTACCAATCAGTTTGTCCAAGTTGATTTCGGAAATCCACGCCGAGGCATACTCGTCTGGCCATGTTTGGATTTCGTAACTATTTCCACTTGCACAGCGTATTGTCATGGAATCGTCTTTCACTGCTCCATCAAACGATTGGATTACCTCACCCTTGATGATGTCAATGTCTTCGAGCTTATTCTGGCTCATCTCTTCGAGGGCTTCTCGAATCAAAGACTTTAATTCAGAACGCTTCACGACTTTTTTTCCTTGAGCGCAGGAGTTTCCTTCATCTTCACCGACAGCTTGTCTGGGCTTTCCATTTCGCTGTCTGATTTGAGGTGTGCGGTCTTGGCGTCGGCTTTGGCTTTGTTCTTGAGCACGCGGTCGATAACTTTTTCAATCTTGTCAACGAGTTCGCCGCCCATCTGGGGAGCAAGGTCATCGTCAACCGGAGCGACTTTCTTGTCGGCCTTTTCGTCGGCTTTCACGGTGTTGTCGTCGGCAATTTCCGCTTGCTTGGTTTCTTCCGCGTCATCCATCTTGTCGGAAGCCTCATTCTTTTCTTCCTTCTTCTCAGCCTTCTCGTCTTTCTTCAAACCATGACCCTGAGAAGTTTTGTCGAACGCTTTTTGAACATAGGACTTTTCTGATTCGCTGGCGTGCTTCTTTATGAATTCGCTGACTTCTTCAAGCTTGAGATTCTTGGCGATGCGGCGGTCGGAACCATTCGTGATGCTCACAACATCATAGCAATCCTCGGAAACCTTACTGAGTGCGACTTGGTGCTTGCCACTGGCAGTCACAATGCTGCTGCCGGGACGCTTCTGCACACTGTCGTCCTTTGGCAATGCCTTCTTGAGAGCGGCTTCGGCTTCTTGGTCAGGCAATGTGTCGGTGGTGCCGACCGGGTTTGTGCTCATGGTGATTTCTTGAAGCACCAGTTTCTTGATTGCTTGCTTGATGGCGTCTCTTTTGTTCATAGCGAAATGGGTGTATATATGGTTCAACATATAAATAGTTATCAGTCTCGAATAAATACACGAAAACCAGTAATTATAAACAGCAACGCCCTCCACTCGGGAGGGCGTTGTGCTTCATCTCATCTAACACCAATCAAATTGCGGCGTTGGCCAGTCGTCTCACGTAATCCAGATTGTATAAAAGTAGGAAGGTTTTGACTTCAAACGGAGACAGAAAAATGTATCTGTTTCCGTGCTGGTCGTAATAACCATAGGTATCCTGTGAATAGATGTCTTTGGTTAGTTCCAGCATATTACTTGATAGGGCACGCGCCACCTTCACACTCAACATCAAGCGAAGCACCGGCAATTTCCATCTTCACGGAAGACAGAGGCTTAACCTGCTTGCTGATTTCGAGATACTTTTCTTCACCGATTTCTTCGTAGGGAGCTTGCACGAAGCCGTGTTCGCTGTGCAACAGGAAGCTGACGCTCTTCACACCATGCTCGTAATTGTCCTTCATCCACTTCTTGATATCAGGAAGTTCATGTGGACGATAATAGATGGTCACGGACACGGCGTTGTCGGCCCAAACGGTTTGAAGCTTTTTCACAAGCTCAAGCTGTTGAACGGCGCTCATGTCTTTGGAGAGAATCGCGTCTTTACCGGCGCTACATGGAAATTCCACAACCACAGTATCGCGCTTTTCAGTGCCGTCGAAGTTCTTGGCATATTCAACGTGGTAGCCAAGGTTACGGCAAATCTGAGCAAGCTTGTCGCTGCTGGCCATGCGGACACGGCGAATGTAATACTGCGAATAGGCTGGGTGTCCACCCGGCGTGGAGCCGCCGAGCAAACTGAGTGTGCCCGATGGCTTCACGGTGGTAAGCTTGATGCTCTCTGGCCAGCCACGCTGCTTGCTCCATTCCTTGTCAAACTTGCGCAGTTCCTTGTAGCACTTGTCGAGCCATTCGAGCTTATCGAAAGACTGGCAAACGCCTGTGACGCCTACTCCGATACGCATGTTCTTCTTGACGATGTTCTGCGTCTTTTTGTGATGGAACGGAAGTGTCCAGATGGCCTTCTGCACTTTGTAAAGTAGACGAGCGCACTCGTTGAGTTCTTCTTGCGAATCAATGTTGTTGAGATACAATTCGCAAAGATTGCAGGCTTCGCCGTCACCAAGAGTGATTTCGGCGCAAGGATTGAAACCTTGACAGTTGTCTCTCTCCGTTGGATAGAGTTTGCTGTCCTTGAGTGGACCGTCGATGAGACGACCGAATCTCTGTGAGAGCGGTAGATTGATGAAACCATATGGCTCACCCTTCGCAGTCTTGGTCTCGGGGTCGAGTTCATAGCCAGACTCCCAAACGTCGCGGCTGATTTGCGAGTAGTCGTCGGCATAGATGCTGTTGTTGCTCATGCCGCGCCAATTTGGAATGTTACCATCGGCCCAGTTCTTGGCGCGAATGTATAGGTGGTCGTCCGGGTCGCCAATGGCGATTTGAGCGGAACGACGGACGTTGCCAGCAACAACGATGCTGCCGATGATGTTGTTGATATCAAGCACGTCGATGGAACGGAGTTTCTTACCGGCACGAGCTTGGAACACCTTGGAAATCTCGGTGATGCCATCAACCAGAATCTTTGGACCGGAAGCGGTGCCGCCGAAGCCGGAAATTGGTTCGCCCGCACCACGAATGAGAATCGTGGAATAGTTGAATGATTTGCCAGTCTTGAAATAAGAGTCCACCACATTGCGGAGCAGGGACACCCAACCTTCGCGGCTATCCGGCACAATGAAGTCGGCATCCTTGGTATTTTGGTGTGCGATTTTGACGCCGCCGAGAACCTTTGGCAATTCGTGGATGTCTTCGCGCTTGACGCTGAAACCAACGCCGCCGCCAAGCATGAGGTTGTCGAATACAAAACAGAAATCTTCCGGTTGATTCATGCTGACAAACCAGCAGTTGAGCAGGCTCGCACCGCCATACCGCTCTACGGTAGGAGAACCCAGCTGCCAAAGCATACGGCCAGCAAAGTTGCACTTGAGATTGAAAACGAGGTCATACAGGCGTTCAGCCTCGGCCTTGGTATATTCCGCGCCGATGGCTTGAGCACCTTCAATGCAGCGAGCGACGGTTTCATACCATTCTTCGGTGGTGCCGTCCGCTTTTGTGCGAGAGTAGGTTCGCTTGTAGACAATATATCCGAGTCCATTGAAACCCCAATCGGGATTCTTGTTCTTGTATTGGCTCAGAAATTCTTCTGTTAGGATTTTATTAGACATACTTGATGTAAAGTTTGTTGTTACGGATTTAGACTGTAACTGTTGAGACTTCATAACTAGCGAATATAGAAAATAATCGTCGGAAAAAAATTTTCGAAAAGTTTCTCACGAATCGCTATTTTGACCAACCTCATCTTGACGACCACTTTGCCACTTGCGGCGCAGCATATCTTTCACGTTCGCCTTCCCATCTTCCATAGTGTTTTGGATTTCAAGGGATTCCTTGGCAGCACCGTCGAAGAGTTGAATGTCACCGTTGCCAGTGTCCATCTTGGCGTAAAGAGTGATGCCATCGGGACCAAAACGATTCTTGATGACGTGGAAACGAGCAGTGTTGTTGGCCTTGTCGTCCACGTTACGGGACAAACTGATAACAAAGTCTGCGGTCATGATTTTGCGATACGAGTCAGCGACGTTGTGGGCCTGCACTACGTCCTCGTTCAAGCCACCACGGTTCGTCTGCGAGGCGGTCCAACAAGGAATTTGCAATTCACCGGCTGCTTGGCGCAGTTCTTCGTAAATGCCGCCCATTTCGCTGTAACTGTTGCTGTTCTTTTCCTTCTCAATCGGACGCAGAATGTCGGCGTAGTCCACCACCATCATGTCAATCTTGAAGCCCTGAAGCATCTGAATGCGTTCAATGTGGAACTTGAGCGACTGGGCACTGACGGTCTTGAGTGGGAAATACTTGACGAACAGCTTGCCGGGAATATGGGTGATTATTTCCTCGACCTTTGGTTGCTGATGCTTGATATCCTGAAAGTTGATGCCGGTGAAGCAGCAGTCATAGCGCAGGCCGACATAGTTTTCGTTCAGTTCGAGAGTGAAGTGAGCAACATTCTTGCCCGCTTTCATCGCCTTTGCACCAAGATGGCAAAGCACCCACGACTTACCGGTGCCCGCAGGAGCCACGATAACACCGAGTTCTCCCGGCCCGAGGCCACCATCCATGAGACTGTCGATAACATCCCAACCGGTCGGGCTGGTGTTACGGCACATCTCACTCATACGAGCGGCGATTTCCTTGTGATAGTCATGACCAAGGTTTCTTTCCATACCCGCCTTCATCGCCTTGTCCACGAGGCTCTTGATTTTCTCATATTCACCGGACTTGAGGAAGTCAACGGAGTCCATGATAGCGTTCTTGAGCTTCTGGTTTTTGCAGAACTCAAGGAACTGCTCGCGCACAAATTGCAGGTCGGTCTCGTTGATATACTTCGTGTAAATCAACTTGAGTTGTGAAACCACACTGGATTTGAAGTCTTCCGATTCAATCGTGTCACAACGGACTTTGAATACCTGCATTGTTGGCAGCAGGCGATACTCGGCGTGATAGGCGATGATTTCCTTGATAATCCATTGGTGAGCCTCGTTCTCGAACGACTCGACTTCAATGATATCAACCACGCGCTCCAAAAACGCCTTGTCGGTTAAGATACCGGCGACGATTTTGGTCTGAAATTCTAGACCGAATTTATGTAGATTGTCGATGATGACTGGTGCCATATGTTAGATGATTTGATGATGAAGAATGAAAGAGTAGAACACATATGCGTTTTGGTCAACTTGTAATAACCTTCACTTGGTTATTTCATGACGAAGCAAACACGGAGAGCGGCTGAAACACTTCTCCGAGCCACACATGAAAGTTTGGAATCGAACCATGCATTCCATGTGCGGTGAGTTTTTGAATGAACTGAAACTTGTTGTAATCGTAGATGCGCTCGACGTTATCGTTGATTTGCATCTGCAACGATGGTGAGAAATTTGGTTCCTTGAGTTGCATAAGCGCGTAGTTCCGTGAAAGCACCTCGGCCTTTTCCACCACACTGGCGTATATCTTCTTTTCGTTGACCCCATCCTTTGCTCGGAGCAGCAACTCTTCCACACTGGTTTCCTTGCTTTCTGTCAGCATGGGGAAAACCTTGCGCGCAGTCTTGAGGCCCACGCCTTTCACACCCGGAATATTGTCGCTATCGTCACCTTCCAGCGCTCGATAATAAACAAAGTTGGTTGGGTGGATGCCATATTCATTGATGATATCCTGAACACCATAAACTTTCTTCTTAATGGGGCTCCACACCATGACTCGGTCATTCACCAATTGTAGAAAGTCCTTGTCGGCGCTCATGATGGTGACGGTGCTCTTGGGATACATCTGTGTGGCGATGTAAGCGATGGCGTCGTCCGCTTCGATGTGGTCAATGGATATGACGCTGACCGGCAGGCTGCGCAGAAAGTCCACCAACTTTATCATTTGTTGAATCATCGCCTCTTGCTCGGTCTTCGGGTCGCTCATGTCTTCATAGGCACGATTGACGCGCATAGCAGGGGCACGGTGCTGCTTGTAATCGGGATATAGCTTCTTGCGACGTTCGCTGCCGCCCTTGCCGTCGAACACCACAATGACACGAGTTGGTTTGAGCAATTTGATGGCATATCCCATGCTGCTGAGAAATCCACTGATTCCTCCAACGTGGTCGCCGTTGTCCGACAGGGTAGGAACCACGGTCCAGCAACGAATGAAATTATTCGTGCCGTCAACGACGAGGATATCACTGTTCTTGGTTCGATTTAGCGCGACTGGTTGGGCGGCGTGCTCGGCACGCACTTGTGCGAACAAGGATGTAAATTTACTTTTGCTGTCTAGTGGCATATTCACCTCGCATATACGCATTGTAGTATTCGCGATGATTTCTATACAAATTTAATTGGCAACACTTACGAACAAATTTGCACATTTTCAGTGCCTCTTTCAAAGGAATACCGGAAGCAGGTTTCATGATATGAGAACCATGTGAGGGTATTTCACCTCACATGATTGTTTTGTAACTTTTAGTCGTTGCCTTCGTCGGCGGCGTCGGTGTCGATTTCAACATCGTCGGCCATTTCCGAGTTTGGCACCTTGTATTTCATGACAAAATTCTCGCAAATCTTGGCATAAAGATACTCGCGGCACTCTGGTCGTTCGGTTAGAAGCTTCGGCAAATCCTTCTTTTCAAACACAACGGTCTCTGGTTCTTTACCTTCAACAGCCATGATGAATTGGAGGTTCTTGGCCTTCTTGTCTTCTTCCTTCTCGGCTTCGAGTTCCTTCTTGGTCTTTTTCTTGCCTTCTTCCTTCACCTTCTTCGCGTTGGTCACGATATCCCATTCAATGAGACGTTCGAGCCAATTGCCGTAGTTGTCGATACCACGGTCGAAGAAAATGTCGAATTCGACAGAGCGCATCGGCGGTCCCATGCGGTTCTTGATGACCTTGCACTTGGTTTTGATACCAACGGCTTGCTTGTCGGCGTTTTTCAACTGACCAACGGATTGCAAACGAAGACGAACCGAGGCGTGGAAGGCGAGAGCCTTACCACCGCTGGTTGTCCAAGGGTCTCCAAGACCAACGAAACCAACCTTCTGGCGCAACTGATTGGTGAAAACCAAACAGATGCGCTGCTTTGCGATGAGGCTGGTGATTTTGCGCATGGCCTTGCTAATAGCAATGGCCTTGCCGGTGGCATAACCATCGGCACCGTGGTCGCTCGCCATTTCCTTTTTAGTGGAAGCAGCGGCAACGGAGTCAACGAGAATCGTAACGAGACGGTTCTTGTTGCTCTTGCGCACGTGGGCAATCATCGCTTCAATCTTGTCGAAGATATCCTCGACAGTATCGACGTTGATGTAAAGCATCTTGGACACATCCACGCCAATGGCAGTGAGAAATTCCGGTGAAACGGAGGTTTCTGTGTCGATAAACACCGCGAGACCGCCCTTGCGTTGGGTTTCTGCGAGAAGGTGCGCACCCATGAGCGACTTGCCCGAAGCTTCGAGACCAGTCAGTTCAGTGATGCGACCAACTGGCAATCCACCGTTGGGACGATTGGAAATCGCGAGGTCAACCATGCTGTTGCCGGTTGATACCCAGTCAGTGATTTGAGACGGGTCGTCTTCGGCGTCGAGAAAGAAAGCAACTTTGCCGTCGCCACCTTTGTTCAGTGTTTCGGCCAAGGCATCTGCCAATTCGTCACGAACGTCTTCGGCAGTTTCAACTTTTCCTTTTTTACTCATAGTTGTTTGTGGGTTGGGTTAGAAAATAAAAATGGGCGTGCCATTGCGTGTGCAACACACGCCCATCGAATTTTTCCAAATCCTGTCAGATTTAGGGCTTGTCGAACAAGTCAGCAAACTCATCAGCAATCTCCTTGGTCGAGGCAGGAGCCTTGACCGCAGCCTTTGCTGTGGCGCTGGTGACTGTCTTTGCAGGAGCGACAGGAGTTTCTTCCGCAGATGCTTCACCGGTAGCGATTGCTTCGGCGGCACCGTCACCTGTTTCATCAGGCGAACCAGCGTTCAGATGGGTTTCCATCGCAAGAGCGAGGTCATCGTAGGTTGGTTCAGGGAAGAGTTCTGTGACGTTCTTCTGGTTCTTGACCTTCTCGCGGAGACTTGCATCGCTGGCGTCGAATGCAACGGTCTGCACTGGACGAACCATGATGGTTGTTTCAGGGAAGCTCTTGCCGGTTTCCTCGGCGGTCTTGAACGTGACGTTGATATCACGGCCAGACTTGAGGTCGGTGATGTCACCGTAATCCGGGTCAGCGATGATGGCCAGCAACTCTTGATAGACTTGCTTGCCCATGCCCCAAAACTTCACGCCTTCGTGTTCCAAGCCGCGAACGAGGATTGGGACGTAGGTGCGCATCTTGGGTTCGAGGGCGCGGCCTTGCTTCCACTCTTCCTTGTCGCCGCTCTTCTTGAGCTTGTTGGCGAATTCCACGATTGGGTCAGGACGACCAAACGAAGAAGGAGAGAGATAGGTCTTGCCGTTGATACCGTAATGGAACAAGAGTTCGATGAACGGATTCTCAGGTTGGTGGGCATACGGGACAATGCGGATAACTTGCTTTCCCGGTGATGGCTTCCAGAGGCTATTGCTCTTCGTGGAAGTGGTCTTGAGCGCTTCGAGGCGCGACTTAATCTTATTTAGGTCTAATGGCATACTGTTAATATGTTAATTGTTAACTCACTTGAAGTATTGCTAGTCCAAGTTGAATGGGCTGCAATATGAGTCAACAAATGCCATTAGTCAATCTATAAGAAGGACATTGCCTAACTTTTCAATCAATAAATGGTCAATTGTTAACTCAAGAATAAATAGCGTTTCGCTCTGAAAAACAGAGACCGGAACGCTTCTTATATCTTGATAATTTTGACCAGTTTTGTTGGCGTGATTTTGACTTGGCCATCACGCGCCGCGATGAAAGAGTTGCTGTAAAGCTGCCAATTGATTTGGTAACTGCGAGACAGCACGCCGTTGTTTTCCTGTTTGATGAGTTCGTTGAGTGCGTTGATGGAATACAATACGTTGTATTCCTTCTTGCGATGCACGCTCATCGTGCGGGGATAAAATTCGCTGCTGTTCTTGGCGGCGTTGTAAGTCAGGAAAATGTCGTCGCCGTTTGTGCCAGACTGCAAAACGTAAACCTTACCATCGAGAATGGAATAGTAGGTAGCGAGCGCAGTCACTTCGTCGCCGTATGTTTGCAGCTTCGCGAACGTGCAAAGTAACTGTGTGGCGCGACTGTCCATCTCACTTGTTCTTTTCGACAAAAAGCTTTAGCTCTTCGCGGTCGTTTGTTTTGATTGGCACGACTTCGCCAGAAAGTGCTTCAACAGCCATTGCGGTGCCAGAGCGGTCTCTCCATTCACCATATGGTGTGCCAACCCAGCCCTTTTGTGCGGCGAACTTCTTGGAAAGTTCCACGAACGGTGGTGGGGGTGGAGGAGTTGGTGCGGCGGGAGCTTGTGGGGCTGCGGCAGGAGCAGGCGCAGAACCGTCTGATGGTGCTGTTTCTTTTCCACCGTCGCTTGGAGGAAGAGCGCTTCCATCTCCTCCGCTTGCGGCAGGCGATGCTTGTTTTTCACTATCAGATGAATCTGGGGCATCTCCTAACATTTCCGGTGTGACTTCACCCGGGGCTCTTTCTTTGCTGTTGGTGGCTGGGGTTGCTTGTGCGGGAGCCGCTTGTTGAGCTTGTGGTGCTTGTGGTGCAGGAGCTTTGGTCTGTTGTTGATTTGGCTCCGTGTCTGTGGCAGTTGTATCTTGATGGGTTTGGCGCTGTTGTTTGCCTTTGCGCTTGTAATACAAGTTCATACCACCCTTACCGTGTGTTGGGTCTGAAATACTGTGCGTGCCTTTCTTGATGGCGCGGTCGCGGTATTCCTTGGACGGAAATGTTACCAACCAACCTTCTTTGTTGTAGGCTTGGCGGTCTGGGTATTTACCCTCTTCCATGAACTCATCAACAAATTCATTGACCACCGTCTCATCAATTCCGGCATCAAACATGTTTTCTGCAATAACTTGAACGTGAATTGGATTTTTCAAGTTCACGATGCCGTCTTCGATTCGAGGGTCGATTGCCGCTTCATTTATGATATTTTCTATAATGTTGTTCATTTGATTATTCCAATTTTGTTTCCACGCTGCACATCAACATGTTTTGAGCCATACCATCAAATGTTAACTCGATGGTGTCCGTGGATATCAATTGTGCCTTGTTCACACCCTTCGCAGAGACAACCAAAATCGCCTTATATTTATCAACCAACAATCCAACGATTTCGTCGGATATCGTTGCGAGTGTATACTCGCTATCAAAAAATTTCTGGTCAAGAGCCATATTCTTGTATGACTCATCGGTTCCAGTTTCTACTGGAAACACATCGAAAGATATTTTCTGGGGCTTCGCTGGATTCTTTTTGAATCCGTTCATTATCGCGTCAATTTGCGCTGCCACATTCTTACTGTCAATTTTGAAATCGGTGATGTTGTCGTTAATCGAAATCGACACACCCGCACCTTTGTTTTTTTTCTTTATCGGAAGCTCCAATTTTACGGCTATAATCACCAAGCACCTGAAAATTCCTTTCGGCATATCTGCCGTGTTTGGTGATTTAACAAACTCCTCAAACATACTATATTCTTCTTCCGAAGGCTGTCTGGCTCCGGGGAAGAGCAACTCGTTAGTTTCTTTGTCTCTTCCATTTAACACCTTCAACAGAAACTCTCCAAAGTCTTGACGTTTTCTCAAAGTGTGTGCTAGAGACTCTATGGCATTCTTCAACACGCTATTAGAAAACCCATGAAGAGTAGAGCTGCTGATTCGAATTGATTCTTTTTGTCGCACGCCATCGACTTCTTTCACTTCCACGGCACCATAGCCTTCCACGTTGAGAAGGTCCACGTCCCCCGTGCCACCAGATTTCACATCCTTCAACATGAATACGAACGCAAGTTCCCCGCGACCCAAACCCATGTGCTTCACAGAATTCATAGCATCAACAAATCGTTTTTGCTCGCCAGAGTTGGTGTTATAAATTTCAATCGCTTCCTCTACAGTTTTTGTATTGTAAATCGAGGTTGCATACTTCAAAACATTCGCTGCTCTCAACACCTTTTCTATTTCGTCAACACTTTCCTCTGGAATCGCTTTTCCGTTTTTTGCCTTCATATCTTCAAACACGCTCGCACGAATTCGCTCGGCACGTAATTCATTATCCAATTCCAGTTTGTCTTTTTGAGCCTGTGTATAAAAAATTACCTTTGGGTCGTTTGCTTTAATCGCGTCGAGAGAGGTCCAATTTGCGTAATTCTTATGTCCCACAACATATGTTTTTCCATCCTTACCAGTTCTGTAAAAGTCGCTTCTTGGCACCGGTAAGGTTGTAGGTCTACCCTTCTTCACTTTCGAGAGTTTATCAGTAACTCCCCAATCCCCCATCGTTAGCTCGGTGATGTTATGTTCTCGCATCAATTCATTCAAAACTGCCACATTCTCTGGCGTGTCATGCCCGCCCGCGAGACCATCCGGCGAGCGCATCGCCCATTCCGCGAGAATTTCGTCAATCAGTTTGTTCTTGTCCATGACCTATAAGTATAGCTCTATACCCTCTTTGTGTCGGGGTATATATAACTATTTATAGCCCGGACTAAACGTTCACATTACTCATCTCTTTGTAGTTGCGGCCCACGGAAATCTTCACAGGAAACTTGTCGCCTTCCATGATTTCCTTGATTCTTTTTATAGTCTCCATGCCATCTTCTTTGTGAGCATCAAAGAGAATGCTGTCGTAGGTGTAAAGCACTGGTAAGGTTTTCTTGCCGCGAAGATACACTTGCAGTTCGTTCAGGGTGTCAACCGCCATCTCGGTTTCAAACGCTTGCAGAATATAGTTGAACAGCTTGTTCGGATTGGCCTCACCAATATGACACGGCTTGATTTTGCGCCGATACTTTGGCGTCTCGATATAGCCATACTCGTTGAAGAACTTCCAGCGATGGTCGATGTAGTGTTGAATCTTGGCAAAGTATGGAATGTGCAGCCACTTCTCACTGAATCCACCATAGATTTGGGTGAAGGTAAATCCTTTGCTCACCGCAACGTCTTCTTCGTTCACGGTGCTGGCTGGCTTGTTGAAGTAGTATTGGGCAAGATAGGCGTATGGATTTTCTGTTTTGCCAAGGTCGAAATTGGAGAGGTGGGCAATCAGGCGCGGGTGGAAGGCGTTATAGTCCATCATCACGAGCATACCATCGTTTCCATATCGTGAAACAAAGCAGTTTCGGCTGTTATCCTCTTTTGGTAATGCGGCGTAATTAACGCCAGCAAAGCGATTGCTTGGGCGACCTGTGCTGGTCAGAAAGTTGTATTGGGTGAACACCAAGCCATCTTTCACGTGCTTGCCCTGTTCGTTACCAAATTCATCCGTGAAATCGTCCGTGACAGCTAGGCCGTTTCTTTCCAACTCAGCGAAGCACTTTGTCATTGTGAAGTTCACGAACATGAAACCGGTGTCTTTGTCACCATCCTTTGGCGAGTTCTTAAAATAAGTCACCTTCTCCACGAATGCCCTAGCGTGCTTGGTCAAGGGCACACAAATCTCCGTGTTCGGCACATTGCGGAAATTGTGCCTCATGAACACGTGAGCGTTTGTTTTATAATCGGTTTCGTCTATCGTGCCATCGTTGAGGTATCTTAGCAAACCGAGGTCTATGAAATCGAAATCCTCGCCAAGCAGCTGCACCAGACTTTTTTTATCGAAAGCATACTTTTTATGAATGCTGATGCGAAGTGGGTCACGAAGCTTGTCCAATGCCCCCTTCAGACAAATGGCGTCATAGTGTTTGACCGGCAGACACCAATATGAATCCGAAGTCACGAAATAGAAAAAGAGAAGACTGATGCTGTTGTTGCAGGCGTGCTTGTCCGCGTCAACGCAGACCGGGTCTATCACCATCTGGTCTGTGGTGATATATCCAATCAGCCTGTCAATGTCGGCGGCACTTTCTATAATATGCACAACCGAACGATGCCATTTCTGGCGTCTTTTGTCAAGACCTTCTTAGCGACCCCGCCAATATTCAAGGGGGTTGTTTAATGTCCGAGATAGGTCGATGTTGTTTTCGAGCAGAATTTTCCGAACCTCAAGCGTGTTGCTTTCCGTCACTCCGACATTTTGCAAAACGCCATTGACCACGACGCTGTTTTTTGGTCCTGTAATCTTCCAGTTCACCAACACCGTCTTGTAAAGGGCGCGGTTGTATCCACCAGACTCTTCCGGTTTGACTTCCATCACGATGTTCTCGTTCACTTTTTTGGCGAAAGCGCGGGTGAGATATCCGTTCAGATAATCATCGCTTGTTGGCGTTGGCTTGAATGGACGCGGCGAAGCACCCGAGACCACCTCGTTGAAACTACCATATTCGGATTTCAGCTTGTCGTTGTAGTTCATTTCAGTGTGGTAAGCGGACGAGCTTGAGCAGTGATGGTTGTGGTCCAGAAGTTGTTTTCAATCTTCTGCTTCACGTTGCTGACTTGCCAGACCGCCTTCTTGTAAGTGTAAGACTCTGGCACGTGGTCAAGGGTGAACTGGGAAAGGAATGTGATTCCTGCGATGCCAAGGAACTCGATGTTGATTTCTGTTCCCGGCATGATGCCATTGTTCGTGTAAACGGCATCCTTGTTCTTGGTGTCCAAAAGCAAGCTCTTGAGGAAAGATGAATCGTTTTCGCAAAGGATGAATACTTCGGCGTCGTCACCCTTGCCCTTTTTGAAAGTGTAGAACGTGCTGTTACCATTCTCATCAAAGAAACGCTTGAATTTGGCGCGGTCAGATTCGCTGTTTTTGTCCGAGTTGTTTGAGATGGGCGTTCTTTCCACGATGCCACGGTCAAACATTCTGTCGCCGCGTGAGAATCGGCTGACCACCATGATTTTTGGGTCAGTGGTATTGACGGCGGCGTTTGGTGGCAATTGGTCGTTACCCTTTCCGCTGGCACTTTGCATGACCATCTGGTTAGCCATTTCCGGGCTGAGTTTCACGCCAAAGTCCGCGCTGCGAACAAATGCGCTGTTCACGGACCCAAGGGTGATGCGCATCAGCTTGTCGGCTTCCTTTTCATCATTCACTGCGGAGAAGTTGGCGTCGAATACACCATAGCGACCATTACCAACAGTGTCCGGGCTCAACTTCAATTGTGAAATGTCACACGAGGCTTGCGAAATGTGTTGCAGCAGCGCCTCGACGAGTTTGAGGGTCGTTTCATTCTTTTCCACCAGAGATTTGAACAGTTCGAGGGAGATATACACATCCTGCAAGTATCCCCAATATCCCGGCTTGACCGAACCAATCTTGTTCGTCTTGTCCACGTAGGGCTCAAACATCGGGAAGGAATTACCTTTTGGATTTATCACGGAGCGCAGGTCGTCATAGGAATCGTCAAACTTGTGGTCGCGCATGACCTTTAGAATGTCAGGAAACAGGCTATAGTAGGTGCCCTCGGCTGACGTGGTGGCGGTGCTGGCATTGCCCACAGTCTTTACACTGTTCAGGCGCTTCTTGTTTTTGCCTGCTTTGGCGGCGTCGAACGTAACGAAGCGAGGTGCATACTGATTTGGAAAGAGAACGTTCTTATCCGTTGACTTCAGCGCGGGGTGAGCCGCCATCGGGATGTCCGTGATGTCGAAGGTTGATGCCTTGGCCGTTGTTTCGCGACTGTCCTTGTCCAGAAACTTGATGGAGAAAAACTTGTTGATGATATCCACCACAAGGTCCATCTTCAACCAGACTTTGTTTTCGGCGTTGGCTCCGAAATCCTTCCAGCCATGAGCACCGGAGTTGAATACACGGTCCTCGATGTTCTCAAACTTGAGCAAGGTAAAGTTGGGGTCTTTCTTGTTTTTGACAACAAGGTTGTGGGCATCATCAATCATGAAGTCCTTGAAGTCTTTCAATTGCACCACGCTCTTTTTGTCACCAGCGGAGCTGTCGGCTTTCTCGGTCTTGCCGTTCTGATATGCCTGACCTTCGATAAGGAAGTTGGCGTTGCTGATGGTGGTGAAGCAATCGTAGCCGCCGACTTCGTTCATCGTATAACCATAGTCCGTGATGAAACCCATCGCAAGGTCATAGTTTCCCTTGGAAGCTTTTATCCATCGGCTGGTATACTCGGGATAGCCCATGAACACACCGTAAAGCCATTCCGTGTCCGTGAGGTCCACGAGAGAGATTTCGTCATAGTTGTTCCAGCCCCATTCCACAAGCACGCTGATGCGAGGGGTAAGAAAGTATGGCGTCAAATAATCCAGTTGGGATAGGTTGAAGCAGCGCCACGAGATTTTGGTTTTGCGACAAGTGCCGCCAAAGCTGCTGTTGGCTCCACCAAGGAATTCTGTTTCCACTGACACGATGCTCGGAGGTGGGCGATGAGGGAAATCATTAAAGCTTTCGCCGGATGCATCCACCAGATGATGGCGACCGAAAGCATCAACACCGAGAACCATCTTGTTGGTGTTGTCGAACCCAAAGCTGTTGTTGAATCCCTCGGTTCCTCCCATCACAAACCCTTCAAGATTTTGCGCCTGTGATGAAATGCCGTTGCTGAATACCCGAGTCCATGCGGCGCGAGGACCACTGTAAATTTTGTTTCCGTTCATCGTGAGCGGATTCATCCCCTTTTCCTTGGCGCGACTTTCAAGTGAATCAACAATCCACTTGTCCAGTGGATGCAAACCCCAAGGAGTTATCTGGTTGTTTTCTGGCATATAACGATTGGATTAGGAGTTCTCACGTGTGAAGTTGTTGAGAATCTCGGTTACATTCATTGGAATGCGAAGTTGTTGACCGGCTTTCGGCTTGAGACCAAGACCGATTCCGTTCGCTTGAGCAATCATCCACCAGAACGAGCTGTCCTTGTAAAACTTGTAAGCCAGTGCATCCAAAGAATCGGTTTCGTTGGCGATAACATACACGTCGTTCAGACTGGTCGGGATTTTTGGATAGCGGGTGGTGTAAAGCACCTGACGACCATCGTGGCGGCGATAAACATTGCTTTCTCGGTTGCTATAGCGGTTCATAGTTTGGAATTGTGGCCGAAGAGTTCATTGCCGGTTTGCGCACGTTCTTTTTCGAGCAGCTTCATTGAGAGAGAAATATCCACCTTCAAAGGAAGTTGACGGCTCTTTGCTCCCTTCACTTTGACCGTGGCGTTTGGTCCGAAGAGGTATTCATAATCGTCGCCGCGATAAGATTCCCAGTTGGCATCGTCTGGAATTGTCAAACCGATGCTGGAAATGACCGCTGGTTGGTCAACATACATGTCGCCCAGTCGGAACGTCACCATTGGAGGATAGATGAACGAGCTTTCGCCACCCGCAACATCGGCCTCGTTGACGTTGGCGTTGGTGATAACGGCCTTGCCGGTGTATTTGCTTGGGCGAGTCAATCCCACAAGGTAATTAATGCGGCCCCACATCGGCACAAGCTCCTTGATGCTGTTGGCGTAGACTGTGAATGCGAGGTTCACGTCACGAGAAAATCCCTTGTAAACAAACAACTTGTCGGCGCGGCCCATGTAGGTAATGTCTTCCCAATCCGCAGAATTTTGGTCCGACACGCTACTGACCGTGGCGCGGAATGGGATATAAACCTGCTTGATGAGGTCGTAAAAATAGAAGAAGATAACGTCGGCGGATTGGTTTTTGTCTGACGCACCAACCACGAGCGGAAGCAATTCTTCGGGAACTTCATTTCGTTTTCCAGCAATGACGGACAATGTGTTGTAGGAATCGTGTAAACCAGAGCCGCTGGCGTGGGCGAAGCTTCTTTCGCGCAGAGTCAAGCCCGACTCTTCCATCAATGTTTGGAACTTCTTCTTGCCGTTCTTGCCATCTGGAATATCCTTGTAAACCTTGTATCCACGCGGAGTCGGATTGAGGTCTGTCACCTCCGAATACATGTGCGGTCCCATGCGGGCTTGCATTGGCACGTTCTTTGGGGGAGTGGCCTTGTCCAGCGCCTCAACCATTTTCTTGTAGGTGGCATTGAGGCTGTAATCCAGACTGCCTTTCTGACCATCAACCGTAAGTGGCACCGCAACCTGTGTGTCGTAGTCGTTGATGCCACCCTGCACATACTTGCCACTCAGACCACCCTTTGGACTGGAACTGTAATACTTGTGATAGCTGCCCGCTTCACGATACGAAGTCTTGCCTGCATCATATGCGCGGGCGGCACTAATCGGTTGGTTGTAGAAGAAAGGATATAGCTGCGAGCGCGTGCCAAGCAATTGGGAAGAGTCGCGAAGGAAAGCGAAGAATACGCCATCGCTGTTCTTGGGATACTCGGGGCGATATTCCCACGTGTCTTTTGGCGACCCACCGAGCATACCCATCGGGTTCGTGCTGGGAATGGCCTTGTTCAGCGTGTTCTTGAGAGTTTGGCCCAGATTGGCTAGAAATCCGCCGCCGCCACTGTTGCTGCTTTGTGCTACCCAAGTTTGGGCAAAACGGTTGCTGGCGGCGGTGCCGGTATTATAACGAACCAGACCAGCCTTGGCTCCACCCCGAGCAGATGCATAATTGGAAAGCGCGTTTTGACCGGTGGCCGTGCCTTGAATGGTTGGTTGTTCTTCCGAACCCAATGCTCCACCAAGAGCGCTTTTGAAAGTGTCGAGCAATCCATTCCCACCGTTGAAGTGTCGCTTTGGAGCTTCAACCAATCCAAGCGTGGCGGATTTTCCGGTTGCTACAAGAACGCTGAGAGGATTGTAAATGCGAGTCTCGTTGAACGAGTTTTGATTCTGCAACAGCAGTTGCTTGCCAAGAAAGAGAATGCCACGACCGGTGCCAAGGAATTTACCCACGCGCTGAAGGTCTCTGATGGTGGAACCGACCGGCAAAGCCTGCGAGTCATACTTTGTGAGGTTCTTCGAAAAGTTGCTGTCCGTGATTTTGGTGTAAACGAACGGTTGGTCAAAACCAAAGCCTCTGGAACCATCGTATGGAGAAAACTTGTTGTAGATGCTCTTTTCGTTCTTTGTGAACGTGGCAAGGTTTTTCTCCGGGGTGGAGCGGACGATTGGGGAGACTGGACTAATGTTAGCCATGCTGTATAATTATCAACGTCCTGCGGTTGCTGCGATGGTGGACGAAACCTTGCTGCCGTCCATATATACTGCCACATGACCACCGGTGAGCAGATTGGCGAGGTTGTCGAGTTTGTCTTCGATTCCCTTTGTGCTCATACCAGAAGCAGGAGCCGTAGCAGAAGAAACTGCGCCAGCAGCGGTAACGGCGGCGAGCTTGAGCAAGCTGACTTCGGCCAGTTGTTCGTTGAGTTTTTCAAGAGAAAGTGTGAGTGCGTCAACCGACGTGCTGAATTGGTCAACGGCGGCGAACTGACTGACTGATTCAGAAATTGCACCGATGGATTCGGCGGTGAGCTTGAGCTTGTCGCCCATCGAAGCCAATTTTTCAAGCTTGCTGATTGGGTCGCCACCAAGGAAGTTTCCAACGAAAGAACCAAGGCCAGCAGCGGCGCTACCAGAACCAAATGCAGTGAGAGCAAGAGCGACTGCTCCAATACCAAGTGCTGTCTTGGTCAGGTCAACCTCCGACAAACGAGTGATTGGTTCCACAGAATTCTTGATACCTTCGCTGAGAAGATTGAGGCCGATTCCTGCGCCGATGGCTGCGGCGGCGAATGGTAGAAGAGATAGGCCGAGGAGGGCAATGACGCCCGCGCCAATGGCGATAGGAACGGCAGCAAAGCTCAACAGAGCAGCAAGCCCTTACCAATGGTTTCCCACGAAAGGTCCGCGAAGCCGCCAAGAGCCTTGGACAATAGCCAGACAACGCCGGTCATCAATCCTAGCACCGCGACACCGGCAAGAACCTTTGGATTTCCGAAGGCGGCGATGCCTTGGGCGATGCCACGAAGAGTGCTTGAGATGCCTGCACCGAGACCGCCACCCTTCATCTTGCTGGCGGATTCGGTTACTTTACCTGCGCTATCCATTGCCTTGTCGGCAACGGAACCGGCGAGACCACCTTTGGAGCCGGGCAACATTTTGCTTGCTTGTTTAGCAACATATGAAAAGACGGAAGAAATGCCCGAAGTAAGTCCACTCAATCCACCCTTACCATAAAACATCTTGAGTAATATACCACCACCAGCGAGACCAAGAAGAACATCCAACCATTTCCTGTGTTCTTCATAAAACCCAACCACGCTAGACTTTAGTTCACTAAATTCATCAGAAAACCATTTAACGACTTTGTTAACCGTTTCAAATTTGTTTTCAAGCTGCTTTGCCCCCTCGGCCACTCCCACAATTAAATTGGAAAATGCTCTAAACGGATAAAGTATTCCCTTTACAACCAATGCTACAAATTTAAGCGCTGGCACCAGTATTCCTACCAACGGTGTTATGATTGGTTCCAACACGTCACCGGCAGCAATTACCAACATATTCCACGCGGCAGTCAACTTTTCAACAATGCTTTGCATTTTTTGCTGTTGAATTTGCTTCTCGCCTTCTTTGATAAGATTCGACTCGTTTAGGTCGCTCATCTTCTTCAGTTTTTCCAATTCGACATCCTGAGTTAACAGTTGCTTTTTCTTTGCTTCGTCTGTTCCATTCAAAATGTCTTGGCGCTGTTTGTCAACAGCAAGCATCTTGGTCAAGTCTTTTAGGTCCATTCCCGATGCCTTCGCGAGCGCTTCACGCTGATAAAGGTTCATCTTATTGAAATCACCGGCAGCTTTGACCGACTCTAGTGTTGCCTTGGCTGCGCCCGCCACGTCTCCTTCGTAGGCAAGCTGTCTGGCTTTTTGGAATGTGATACTCTTTCCAAGCAACGCACTGGCGCTCAATTCATCGTTGACGCTGGAAGTGAAATCCAGAAGACGTTTTTGTGTGGCCGCGAGTTTGTTCAGGTCGGTTCCAAGCGAACGTGCCGTGATGGCAGACTTCATTAGTGCGGAAGGGTTTGCTCCAAGAAGTTCGAGCGTCTCCCCAGAAGCGTTCGCAACATCCTTCATGACCATGCTAAATGGCACGCCGGTTTTCTCGGAAAGTGCTGCACCGGCTTTGATAACGTTCATCGCAACGTCCTGACTGGTTCCTCCCAATCCTTGGAATGTGGCTAGGACATTTGCCGCGTCTTCGTTGGCAACTCCGAGGTTATTTGCCATCAACGCAACATTCTTCATCGCTTCATCCGTCACTAGAGAAGTTCGACCAAACACATCAAATAGAGCCTTTGCTGATTTGTAAGAGGCTTCGATTGAAATACCAATGTCCGCAAACTGTCTATTTAATTTCTCGGCACTGGTTCGAATGCCTTCCATTTGCGTATTTGTCAGGCCAGTCTCTTTTCTGAAATCTGCTGCTGCTTTATCCAATGACACAAATCGGTCGATACCAAGTTTAATCAGCCCGGCAAGAATGATGAGAGGCAATCCAATTTTCTTGATTGTTCGAAGGGCGGTTTCGGCCATTTTTGCGAATCCTGCGGCTGGACCGAGTGCTTCGTAATTGTTCTCTTTGATGTGTTGCCACACACCCACCTGTGATTGGAGTAGTTTGATTTTTTCTTCCTCACCTCGAATGCTTTCTCTCAAGGTAGCGATGTTCACCTTCTCACTTGCCGTGTATCTCTCAATTAACACCAACATTTCCCGTCTTTGAGAAATCGCCTCACTATATTCATCGCTGATATCTTCTCCATTGTGGATGGCGCGTTCCTGCATTCTATTCATGCCCTCTTCAATAGACAAAAGTCTTTGACCCAAATTCTCCGAACCACGGTTCTTTTGGTCGGCAATCAATGCCAACATACTGCGGCGTTGTCTAGCAATTGTGGATTCTATTTCAGATTCGATGGTTCTTCTTGCCTCGGAGTTTGACAAAATACTCTTCGAGAAATCATTGAACGCTGCTCGGTCTTTAGCTATGTTCTTGTAAACGTTCTCAAATTCATTGGTGAGTTTACGAGCAAAATCTCCACTGGACGCCAAATCATCCGACAGCTGTTTAGCTTCCTTGGCCAGTTTTGCTGCTGCCTCGGCTGCGCTGGTGATGTTCTTGACTTCGTCGCTCATATATACTCAGTGGTGTTTACCACTATAAATATAAAGCCCGACCAGCTTTTGACTGGTCGGGACAGAGAGAAGGTCGAAGTTTTTATATTATTTCAATCCTCGGAGTTCCACCACAGTTTGATTCCGAGCATTGCAAGAACCACCAGAACAAATCCGCCAAACAAAATGAATATTGCGGCGATGCCGCGCAGCGCATTTTTGATACCAAAGAAAACGCCAGCGATTAGAGTAGTAATGACCGGAAGAAAAAAATAGAGGCCAGTGACCCAACCGGGAACATTTGCCGCGATTTCTTTGTGGTCATTGGTGTATGGAAGCATAAGCAACTGTGCTCCACCCACTGTTGCTAAAAATATCAAAGTCGCTGCTTTGTGAACGTTTCGACTGTTGCCGATGATTTCCAGTTCTTGTTTACAGAATCGCACAAAATTGTCGATGTGGGCTTTCGCGTTCATTTGGTTTAGAAAAGGTCGAAGTTTTTATATTACTTCAGGTCGTGCGACTTTTTCGCAGCGCATCAAACTCCAAGTATAGCCACACGAAAAAGAAGAGAACTTGGAATAGTGCGGTCAAAAGCATCCACCCCATGAAAACTAAAAGAACGATACAAAACATAATCATTGCAAAATTAGATGCTTTGCGCTCAACGCGATTTCCCTCTGAATTGCCTATCACGAACCCAAGAAAAATACTCACCAATGAGGCAACCGAGAGCGCGGTGCCAACCGGGGCATAATACGAGTTAATCACATAAAACGTGGAAATGAGCAAAATCAACATATACAGAAGAAACGCACCAGCGCACATTCTCATGATAAACTCAATATCGCTCCCCAAATAATCATTGGTGTAAATCTTCTCAGACCGATAGAGCACACTACCTTCAGATTCAAACGACTGTTTCTCGGCCCGGCACACCAACCAATAATACGACCCGTCGCCACCGGATTCGAACCCGACAGCCGAATTTGTTGGTCTTGGTCTGTAACGATTATCAATCATGTCATTCGACATGTTGCTGAGTGTTAGCTCTCCCCAAACAAAAACGGATAAGCATAATACAATCGTGAAAAAATACGCTCTTATTGCCCAGCGTCTCGTTTTCGAGACGTTCTTAAACTGTTGCATTATTTCTCTCATACTCCTATACTCTCTCAGGCCAATTGTAAAAAGTCAACAAGAATCATTTTTTAATCGTGGGAGGACGAGCTATCTTGCTGTTTGGGCTAACTCCTTCTCCTGCTTTCTTTTGCGCTTCCACCTCGCTCTTCTTGGCATCTATCAGCTTCTTGATGTAGAAGTTACGCAAGCTTGTAGGCATGTGATACACACCATCTTGCGTAAATGCCCCATTTCCGTAATAGCAGAGGTCGAAAATCTCGCTGTGGATGGCTGTTTTGCTGTCTGGACGAACGCCGAAAATTTCATGGTTGATTTCAATTTTTGTCTTTCGGCTGGTTTGGCACGCGGGGCAATTTATTGTGGTCTCGTTGACATAGCCCGGCGTGGCAGTTTCAAAGAATTTTCGGAACATCGTGCTATCGGTGGCTGGTAGATGATAGTCGTAGAACTCGTTTACATTTTCGACATCTATGATTTCGTCGGTGATGGTTTTGGCGAACGCAAGCCACCCATCCTTCTCATAAACCGCGTGCTCGTCGCAAGTGGGCAAACGAAACGCCACCACCTTTCGACACTTTGGAAACGTGTAACTCAGCTTGTTCATCCCCCGATTCCATTTGGAAAAGTCGAATGGATTGGAACGAAATGCAAACGAAATTTCTTGTTCTGTCTCCGCTTCGCAGTTGGCACACTTCGTTCGAATCTTGGTGCCCGCGCCGTAGTTGGCAATGCGCAAGTTGAGCAAAATACTTTGCTTGTCACAGTGAAGTAGTTTGCTAAAATCAAGCCCGCCTTCCACCACGCTGTTCAAAAATTGGCGTTCGGCCAAGCCACGACGCAGTAGGTTCTGGCTCGTAAGAATTTCCTCGTGCTCTGCGGTAATAGGCAGAATCTTTACCTGACCAGAAGAGTAGATTGAACCGGATGGATAGAACCA